ATTTAGAGGTACACGCCATCAATGCCATCAGTGACGCTATCGAAGAACAGTTGAAGCTGAACCCTAAAGCTCAATCGTTCTCCCGCCTGATTCTCCGCAATGGAACATTCACAGCAGCTCATAACAAGCTGGGAGAGTCCACTGCGGCCCAAGTCATCAAAGCCCATTTCGACACTCCTGGTGGACTGGAGATGGTACTCAGTAAGATTGGGTACAAAGTCAATGGTGCTATGGTGGTGCCTCAGTAGTCCTGGCTGTTGCGCTCAAGTTGGGAGGGTGTCTCCTTGCACCCTCCCGTTTCTTTATGATTGTCACTCCAATTCAATTTGATCTCTTTCTCCCTCAAGATCTGGATAGATCTCCTGGGGTCCACGTATCATCTATTATCCGCTGCATTGCAATTGAGAATGGCATTCTTACCAACGTTGAACAAGAGGAGTTATCTCTTGTAGACATCCGAGAGATAACAGACAAAACGTCTATTCTCAGAATGAGTCTGGGACTGGCATGGGAACAGTACTACATACCAGTCATCTTGTCCAGATATGGGGTAGCAGATCATCCTGGGGAAATGGAATATGACGGGGTGTTTTTGACTCATGATGGAGAGAGTGTAAGTGTAATTATTACAGTCGATCATCAACCAGCAGGCAGGATGGCCTTATTTATCCACGAGGTAAAGGCTACCTACAAGAGTATTAGGACCGTGGGGGATCTAAGCAGTCAGTGGATGTGGCTGACTCAGATGAAAGCGTACTGCAAAGCAAGGGGCACAAGATTTGCTATGCTCCACGTACTGTTTATATGTGGTAACTATGTGTTCCCCATTACCCCACAACTACAAGCATGGCAAATTGAGTTTACTCAGCAGGAGCTAGATGAGACTTGGTATCTGCTGAAAGAGTATAAGAATAATATCCTGTATCCCAGAAATGCAGGAGCACAAGGATGGCTTGAATAATGGGCACTATACCGGCATCTTGGCGGCAGTACGGGTACGTGTCGGCTGAACAGGCTGTAAAAGCCAACGGCTCTAAGTTCAGACGACTGATGATAGGCACAGACGGAGCCACCAACACAGGTAAGACAGAGTTTGCACTGTCCTGCCCAGGTCCAGGTATCTGTCACGTACTGGATAAAAATGTAGATGGAGTATTATCCAATCCAGCCCCACCAACTACCCGCAACAGAAACTTTGTCTTCAATGTCTGTAACCCCCCCATGTGGAATGCTGCATCCCAGAATGAGTTTCAGCAGTATTGGGCTAGCTTTCGGGATGGAGTCTACCGCTCATTGGCTGTACCAGAGGCTAGAACCATTGTGATTGATGGTGATAGCGATTCATGGGAGATACAGAGAGTGGCTGAGTTTGGCAAGCTGGCCCAAGTTCCTGGACACCTATATGTGGGAGTCAATGCAGCACGTAGAGCTTTCATATCCCGATTGTGGTCCAGTGGCAAGATCATCATAGCTACTAACAAGCTCAAGAAGGAATATGAGACTGTTATGGATGATAAGGGCAATCCAGTTGTGAAGGATGGTAAAGAACAGAGGGCATGGACTGGGCAGTATGAGAGGCAGGGATTTGCAGACCACGAGTATCTGTGGCAAATTCAGCTAACCCACCTGTACAAACCTACTCAATATGATGAGGCTGGTAATGTCGTAGAGGATCAAGAGTGGGGGGCACGTATAACTATGTGTAAGGCTAACAGATCTCTGGAAGGGGATGAGTTGTGGAACTCGGATTGCAATTTTAGGTCATTGGTTAAGCATGTATATCCTCATATTTCCATGGACCAGTGGGGGTTATGAGTCTGTTTTAGAAATCCGCAGGCTATATAGGAATGGGGGGCACACATGCAGATCCCTGTCTGAATACTATGGAGTTAGTTCTGCGGCTATTCACTTCATTCTCATTAGAAGAACCTGGAAACATATATAAAAAGATTGGGGGCTGTGATGATAGAGAAGAAAGGAAACATGTTCGATAGTGGAGCAGATATCCTACTTGTAACCACTAATGCCACTCTCAAGGGGGATGGATCACTGGTAATGGGCAGGGGAGCTGCTAGAGAATGTACCACAAGGTTTCCAGGATGCCAGTTTGATTTTGGAAAATGTGTCAATTATTACCAGCTCTCCAAACCAGTGGACCCTGACTACGGCATACTTCTTCTGCCAAATTACGTATCATTGAATGGAAAAGATCATATAGTGCTGGGAATATTCCAGGTCAAGAGATTCTGGGGAGAAAAGGCTAGTCTAAGACTGATGGCTAAATCGGCTGAGATGCTGTATAGGCTGGCTGTCAAAGAGTGGAAAGACTATAAGATAGCTCTTAACTTCCCTGGTATTGGCAATGGTGGAAGATATAAAGCTGAAGTATGGCCGCTGGTTCATGACTTACCCGACAACGTTGAGCTGTGGACACTGTAATTATTACACTTTATGATTCTTGTCGATCCAGCCGTGGGCAGTAAAGAATTATTACCCCTCATCATCCGTATTGGTTATGCAGCCCAAATAGCCCAGCCCGCTCTAGCTTATGGGGATTTTGCTTTTGATGGCAATGGACCCAAGGGTCCAATCTCAGTAGCAATAGAGCGTAAGTCTCTTCATGACATGCTCCATTGTATTGACGATAGCCGCTATGCAGGGTTTCAAAAGGGCGGTATGGACGACTTGTTTAACCTCAATTTTCTGATTGTAGAGGGTCAGTGGAAGCCGCATGAGCCAGATGGATACTTAATGGAGGGTAGAGGAAACACATTCTGGCCGTGCCGCTACAGAAGTCAGACTAGCCCCTACTCCAAACTATTCAACTATCTCATCAGTGTCAGTCTGTCTCGCGTCATTGTAATACAGACACGGGACATGTACCAAACTGCTTATAACATCTGCTGCATGTACGACTACTTCCAGAAACCTTGGGGGAGTCATACCAGCATGTTTGAGACTCAAGTGCTACCTCTGGCGGATATAGGGGGTAAGCCCTCTCTGGTTAGACGATGGGCGGCACAAATTGATGGAATTGGGGTAAAGCTAAGCCGGGATGCAGAGCACATATTCAAGTCGGCAAGAGAGCTGGCGAATGGAGATGAGATGGATTGGGCGAGGATCAAGGGGATTAGTGTGCAGACAGCACAGAGAATAGTTAAAGAGATATGGGTGAAGAGATGAGACTTAGACCATTCTTCCCTTTCTATGGCAGCAAGTGGTACATGGCACCTAAATACCCGCGTCCAAGATTTAGGAATATCTACGAGCCGTTCTGCGGTAGCGCCCAATATTCGACATTCTATTGCAACTTGGATATTCACTTATCCGACATCGACCCAGTTATATGTGGAGTCTGGGATTTTTTAATAAAGTCATCCGAGAGAGACATTTCATCCCTGCCTAGCTTGGTGATGGATCGCAGAATGCTTCCTAGATCCATCCCCAAGGAGGCTTCCGATCTCATAGGGTTTTGGCTGAATCCAGCTTCGTCCTATCCCAAGAATATCCGCACTAACTGGGCAGATCCGACGGGAAGAGTAATCAATAGATATTGGTCAGATTGGGTGAAAAACAGAATAATCACGCAGCAAAAATACATACGTCACTGGGAAATTTCAAACAGATCTTACTCAGACTGTCCTAATGACGAAGGATGCTGGTTTATTGACCCCCCCTACAATAATGAAGATGGTAGACACTACGTCTACAACCAAATTGACTACCGACACTTAGCTATTTGGTGCAAGATTCGAACTGGTCAGATGATTGTTTGTGACACCCCAAGTGCGACATGGATGGACTTCAGACCGTTAGCTGTAGGGAGATCGTCCAAATCATCAACTAGACCTACGATTGGTGAGGGTGTATGCGAGAGATGATTTAAGAGGGATCAAGGGAATCAGTATACAAACAGCGCAGAGGATTGTGAGGGAAATATGGCACAAGAAATAGTAACTGTATTCTCAGCAGATGACCTGATCCAGACATTTGGGGAGCAGGCTTACCACAAAGGTCTGAAGATGGCAGTAGAGGCATTGAGGAATGGAGATAGAGAGTCTTCCAACAGACTGGCCAGAGCCAATCTGGAACTGATTAAACGTGGTTATCACAAATTTCTGGAAAAGAAATGAACCGCTGCCCTGCCTGCCCGTCTAAACACCACTGCATACCCCCAGATGGTCCTGACAACTGTAATAATTACATTTTTATTGGGGAGGCTCCTGGGTGGGATGAAGATAAGAAGCTCATCCCATTTATTGGTAAGACTGGAAAAGAGGTAAATGATGGTTACCTACCAATGGTGGGTCTTAGAAGGAATCAAGTCAGATTTGACAATGCTATATCCTGCTTACCAGACACTCCGAGGAATAAGCTGGATGCCTCCAAACCTAAACATCTGGATCTTCTTCACTCCTGTGCAACCCACCACTTACACCCCGACCTTGTACGGCTTGCTCCGTCCCTCATCGTACCTATGGGCACTTTCGCTTGTCTTGCAATAGATAAAGAGATCAATCTAGAACTACATCATGGGATACCTTTGGATACCGATTGGGGTACTGTGTTTCCCATGTATCATCCAGCAGGAGGAATTCATGAACCAAAAAAGATGTTACACATACGGACTGATTGGGCTAGACTCAAGCGGTTCCTCAAAGGGACCCTATCTGTACCGTCCGATCCATTCGATGGGATGGAAGATTACAACGAAATCCTACAACCTGACGATTTGGATGAGGATATGTACGGCATGGAGGGTCTTCCGCTGGCTTGCGATACTGAGTCTACCCGCAAGCATAGCCCCTTTTGTATTACGTATTCAACTATTGCAGGACGAGCACGCCTATTACGTGCCGCCAATACCAAGTCCTTGGAAAGATTCCAAGAGTACCTCAACAAGTGGAGAGGACCTATCCTCTGGCACAACTGGCTCTGGGACTCCTCAGTAGTAGAGAGAATGGGACTCAAGTTCCCTCGCAGGCTGGTTGTGGATACCATGGTGAGAGCATTCCATCTTGGTAATATTCCACAGGGACTCAAGGCGTTAGCTTATCGTGAGTTGGGAATGACCATGATGGACTATGACGACCTAGTTACCCCACACTCTACCCGACTCATACTTTCCTATTACAGAGAAGCATACAATCTGGATTGGCCAAAGCCTGAACCGCAAGAATTGACTGAGGTGGATGGGACAGTCAAGATCTACAAGCCTCAGAGTATGAAGACCAAGCTAAAGAGATTTTTTACTGACTATGTAAAAGC